CTTGGTAAAAACTGGGCAAAGATAGCATGACTATTTTTGGAAAAGGCAAAGGTGGTGGACTATGGCAAAAGTTAAAGGAACTTATGAGGATTTGATGGAACTTGCTAAGCAGTATGGTGTAGATCATAACGCTATGTTTATCGCATGCGCCAAACAGTACGCCACACAGCAGAAAGTTATTGATAATATACGAGAAGCAATTGAAGAAGAAGAGAGCTTGATGACTACAAAGGAGTATGTCAAAGGCAGAGTTAACGTTTATGCAAATCCGCTTGTGCGAGAGCTTCCAAAGCACAGTGACAGTGCCAATAAGACTATGAGTGTAATGCTTGATATAGTCATTAAGCTTGGAAGAGAAAAAGCGGTAGATAGCAAGTTGGAAAAGTTGATTAATGAATAACTACATACTTGAATATTACCAGGCCATCAAGGATGGCACTGAAATAGTAGGCCAATGGATATATAGGTGGTATGAGTTGATAGTAAAGAGCCTTGAAGAGAAGGCTTTTTATTATGACAGCAAAAAAGCACACAAGGCCATTAGGTATATTGAGACTTTCTGCCATCATCATGAAGGAGCCTTAGCACCACAGCTTATAAAGTTGGAACTATGGCAAAAGGCTTTTATATCTGTAATCTTTGGCATCATTGATGATAAAGGATACAGACAGTTTAGAGAAGTAGTGTTAGAGATTGGCAGAAAAAATGGCAAATCACTTTTAGCCAGTGCGATCGCTTCATACATGATGTACCTGGATGGCGAGCCAGGTGCAAGGATATACTTTGTAGCACCTAAACTGGAGCAGGCTAACTTGTGCTATGACGCTTTAGTGCAGATGGTAAAGCATGAAGATGAGCTTATGAGCATTACCAAAAAGCGCAGGACAGACTTGTATGTGGAAAGCACCAATACATCAGCAAAGCCTTTGGCCTTTAATGCTAAAAAGAGTGATGGCTTAAACCCTTCCTTCGTTTGCTGTGATGAGATCGCATCATGGCAAGGTGATGCAGGACTTAAACAGTATGAAGTGCTTAAGAGCGCATTTGGTAGCAGACGTCAGCCAATGCTACTGTGCATATCTACAAGTGGCTATGCTGATGGCATATTTGATGAACTGATTAAGAGAAGCACTGCTGTAATAAATGGTGACAGCAGAGAGAAGAGGTTGGCACCTTTTCTCTATATGATTGATGACATTGACAAATGGGATGACATCAATGAACTGAGAAAAGCAAACCCTAACTTAGGCGTATCAGTCTCTGTAGATTATATGCTTGAGGAGATCGCGATAGCAAAAGGGAGCCTCAGCAAAAAAATAGAGTTTTTAACGAAATACCGGAATATCCGCCAAAATGCAAGCCTTGCCTGGTTACCTGCACATGAAATACAGAAGTGCATGGGCGCTGAGCTTCATTTAGAAGACTTTAGGGACTGCTATGCAGTGCTTGGCATAGATTTATCCAGGAGCACAGATTTAACCAGTGCTACTTGTGTAATACAGCGAGATGGACAGCTATATGTATTTAATAAGTTTTGGCTACCAGGTGAAAAGATTGAAGAGGCATCTGTTAGAGATAACATGCCTTACAAAATATACATACAGCGCGGACTGTTAGAGCCATCCGGTGATAATGTTGTAGACTACAATGACTGCTTTAACTGGTGCAGGTCATTAGTAGAAAAGTACCGCATCTATCCATTGATGGTAGGCTATGACAGATACAATGCCACATATCTAACTAACCAACTGAAAGAGTTTGGCTTTCATGTAGATGACGTAGTACAAGGCTTTAACTTGAGTGGCGTAATCACTGAGACGGCAAGTTGGATAAAAGACAACAAAATGCACATAGGCGACAATGACTTGCTGAAAGTGCATTTTTTAGATACAGCGCTAAAGTTTAGTGCAGAAAAAGAGAGATGCAAGATAGTTAAACTGGCTACTAATGTACACATAGATGGTGTTGCTTCTTTGCTTTGCGCAATGACAGTAAGGCAAAAGTGGTGGAGTGAACTAGGCACCAGGTTGACTAATGAAAGGAGAAGTTAATGGGACTTTTAGAGTGGCTTTTCCCAAAAGAAGAACAGACGGAAAAGCAATTAGTTAAATCAAATGACTTTAAATTATTAACAGCCTATAAGCCAGTCTTTCATGATCATATAGGTAGCATTTATGAAAGTGCATTAGTTAGAAGTGCAGTAGAGGCTAAAGCTAGACACATCAGCAAATTGAAAATTGAATTGCAGGGAGAAGCACAGCCGGTATTAAAGACCAGGCTAAAGTACTACCCTAACCAGTGGCAAACCTGGTCACAATTCTTAGCAAGGTGCTCTACTATCCTTGATTGCACAAATAATCTGTTTATTGTACCGGTGCAAAACAAATACTATGAGACCATTGGCTTTTTCCCAGTACTCCCACACAATGTGGAGCTGAGGCAGGATAAGAGTGGAAAACTGTGGCTCAAATATAAGTTTATCAATGGCCAGGTAGGTGCTGTAGAGTTTGAAAGGTGTGCATACCTTTGCAAACACCAATATAAATCCGACTTCTTTGGTGAGAGCAACCATGCCTTAGACAGCACAATGGATTTAATCAGCATACAAGACCAGGCTGTTGAAGAGGCTGTTAAGAATAGCGCATCATACAGATTTATCCGGCAGGTCAATAATTTCACGAGCCCGGCTGATCTAGCCGAAGAGCGCAAAAGGTTTGCTGACTACAATTTAGGTGATGAAGGCGGTATTTTACTCTTTCCAAATACCTACACCAATATCAAGCAGGTAACCTCACAGCCATACACTGTAGATGATGCACAGATGACATTGATTAAAAACAATGTATTTGACTACTTTGGAGTAAATGAAGATGTATTACAAGGCAGAGCAACTAGCGCACAGTTGGATGCCTTTTTTAATTTAGCTATTGAGCCATTTGCTATCGCTTTAAGTGAAGCATTAAGCAGAGCAATTTACACAGATAAAGAGAGATCATTTGGCAACCATGTATATGTAAACGCAAACAGACTGCAGTATATGAGCGTTGCTGAAAAAGTAAACATGGCACAGCAGTTAGGCGATAGAGGTGTGCTCACGATTAATGAGATTAGAGAGCTGTTTAACTACACACCTATTGATGGCGGTGACGTAGCTGTAATAAGAGGCGAGTATTACGCATTGGATGAAAAAGTTGGAGAAGCAGGAGGCGCAGATGATGGACAAATTAATGACGAAGATAAACAGCGGTAGAGAGTACAGAGACCTGGTAATGAGCATTGCCGAAGACGAGGAAAGCTTTAAAGTTGAAGGCTATGCATCTACTTACAATGAGCCATACCATCTGTACACTAGATATGCTCCGGATGGATACGCTATTGAAGTAAAGGAGCAGATTGATAGACATGCTTTTGATAATGCAGATATGAGTGATGTAATCATGCAGTATGACCATCAAGGCAGAGTATTTGCACGCTTATCAAATGGCACATTAAGCCTTGATAAAAATGATGATCATGGCTTAAAGATAGATGCCAACTTAGGTGGCACAACTATTGGTAGACAGCTCTATGAAGAGATTAAAGGCGGATACACAAATAAAATGTCATTTGGCTTTATGGTAGACAAAGCTAAGGACACCTTTGAGCAGATTTCTGCAGATGAAAAAGGTGAAGTTTGGCTTCGCACCATCCATGACATTACAAAGGTATTTGACGTATCAGCCGTATCACTGCCGGCAAATGATGCTACAGCAATATCAGCAAGAGCCTATGCGGATGGAGTAATTGCAGAGGTTGAAGCGGAGAGACAGAAGCTTGCTGAGAAGGAAGCATTAAAGGCCGACTTAGAGTTGCGCATAAAATCATTGAAAGGAGTTAAGTAAATGGAAATCAATGAGATGAGCATGGAGCAGATTGAACAGCGCTCTAGTGAACTTGCAGACCTTCTCAATGACAACAATGCAGACCTGGAAAGCATCAACAATGAAGTTGCACAGCTTGAACAGAGAAAAGCACAGATCATTGAAGAGGCTGAACAGAGAAAGGCTGAGCTTGCAGAAGTATTAACTGAAAGCAAGACAGTAGAAACCATCAAGGAAGAAGAGGTTAGAAAGAAAATGGATATTAAGGAATTAAGAAACACAAAGGAATATATTGACGCTTATGCTGAATATATCAAAGGTAATGATGCTGAAATCCGTAAGCTGTTAAGCGAAAACGCTACAAACGGCACAGTAGCACTGCCTACAGTTGTTGAAGATCGTATTTGGACAGACTGGGACAAATCACCAATCTTATCAAGAGTTAGAAAAGTATTTATCAAGGGCAACTACAAGGTTGGATATGAAGCCTCAGCTACTGGTGCTGTAAAGCATACGGAAGGCGATGAGACTGCACCGGCAGAAGAAGTATTAACACTGGCATATATTGAATTTATCAGTGAATACTACAAAAAATGGATTAAAGTAAGCGACACTGTAATGAGCCTCAAAGGCCAGGCATTTATTGACTATCTGTTTGATGAATTTGGCCATCAAATGGCAATCGCATTAGAAAATGCAATCGTTGCAGAGTTAGAAGCATCTGCTTTAACTGCTAAGGTAACACATGCATTAGATGGAGATGCTGTACTGTTTGGTTTAGGCGCTATCAGTGATGAAGCTACAAACCCAGTTGCAATCATGAGCAAGGCTACATATGTTGCTATCAAGAGCCTGCGTACTACAGCCGGCTATCGTTTAGAAGACCCATTTGAAGGCTTAGAAGTACTGTTTAACAATACAGCTACTGGCGTATTAGTTGGTGACCTGGATGGCGTAGTTGCTAACTTCCCTAACGGCATGGACTTTGAATATATCGTAGACAATTACTCATTAGCAGAGCATGACCTTGTTAAGATCGTTGGCAAGATCATGGCATCTATGCACTTAGTAAGACCTAACGGATTTGCCCTTGTTAAGGCCAGTGCATAATGGCAAAGTACATAGTTGATAAAGACTGTGTATTAGCAGTCAAGAAAGGCTCTGTTGTAATCATTGATGACAACCAGTTTAACTTTGCTAAGGCTTACTTAGTACCTTACAAAGAAGAAAAGAAAAAAGAGCCGAAGAAAAAGGAGAAGTAAAGATGATATTAGATGATGTGAAACTGGCATTAAGAGTGACTACTGATGACTTTGATGACGAGATCGCTACCCTAATTTCAGCGTGCCAAAAAGACTTAAACATTGCAGGTGTACTGTTGCCGACAGAGTTAGACGATATTGTTAAACTGGCTGTCATTACTTATTGTAAGATGAACTTTGGCGCGCCTGGAGATTATGCAAGGCTAAAGGCATCTTATGATGAGCAGAAGGCACAGCTGTCTATGGCTACTGGCTATACAGAGTGGAAGAAGGTAGTTTAATGGATAGAAGTAACATCATCTACCTTCTCAGTAGCGTTAATACGCAGGATACATTAGGCATATGGAGGCAGACGCAGACAAGGAGAAAAGTGTATTGCCAGGTGGAAAGCGTAAGCCAAAGCGAGTGGTTTGAAGGTGGGCGCAATGGCTTAAATCCTCAGTTTAGGATGGTCATGTTTAGGTATGACTACAAAGGTGAGGAGTTGCTTGAATATGATGGCACAGTATACTCTATCTATCGTACTTATATAGGCAAAGATGAAACCATAGAGCTTTATGTGGAAAAGCGAAAGGGTACAGAGCATGCCTAATGCTATAAATATTAGCAAGAGCCTAAAGGCTATATTGGATGAGTATGGCGAAGAGATACGAGGCGAGCTGTCGCTTGCTGTAGCAGATACTACAAAGGCTACACTAACTGAGTTAAAATCATTGTCACCGGTAAAGACTGGAAGTTACCGCAAAGGATGGCGAAGTAAAATAGAGCAGACTAGGTGGGGAACTGTTAATGCATCTATATACAATGAGACTGACTGGCAATTAACGCACCTGCTTAATGACGGCCATGACTATGTAGACCGAAACGGCCAACGCATAGAAGACTATGTAAAAGGTGATGGTCACATAGATAAAGCCGGTGAATTTGCAGACAGTCAATTGATGGTAGAAGTAGAGAAGAGGTTAGAACAGTGACAAGAGAAAAAGTAGCACAGATCATTGAGAGCATAGGACTACCATTTGCATACTATTCTTTTCCAATTACGGAAGCGCCACAGCTTCCTTTTATTGTGTACATGTATCCAAATGATGATGACTTCATTGCGGACAATCAAAACTATGTCAATATTAGAGCGCTAAGGATTGAACTATACCAGGAGTACACTGATATTGACTTTGCATTGATTAAACACTGTGAAGACGTATTAAAGCAAAACAATATAGTCTACTCACTTGCTGAGGATGTCATAACAAGTGAGCAGATGTATCGTATTACATTTGAAAGCGAGGTACTTATTAATGAGTAATAAGGTTAAATTTGGTTTGTCAAATGTCTACTACAGCCTGGTAACAGAGGCATTAGACGCACAGACTGGCCAGTATACTTATACTTATGCTACACCTAAGCCATTAAAAGGTGCTGTATCTTTAAGCTTAGAAGCGCAGGGAGATACTACCACCTTTAGAGCTGATAACGTAGACTACTATGTAACTAGCTCTAATAACGGCTATGAAGGCGACTTAGAGTTAGCATTAGTAACAGATGACTTTAAGATTGACTGTTTAGGCTATGCAAAAGACACAAATGATGTCTTGTATGAAAAGGCTGACGCTCAGCCGGCATTATTTGCGCTTCTTTTCCAGTTTGAAGGCGACCAAAACGCACGCAGACATATTATGTACCAGTGCAAGGCTACTAGACCTGCTACAGCTTCACAGACTACAGCAGAAACTATTGAGCCAGTAACTGAGACACTGACTATTAGAGCAACAGCAAGACTTAATGACAACCTGGTAAAAGCATCCACACAGTTGGATGACACAACAAGTGCACAGTACACAGCTTGGTTTACCACTGTATATGTGCCAACTATTTAGTAGTTAAGGTGGGAGCAATCCCACCTTTCTTTTGAAATTAGGGAGAAACAAATGATTAAAAGTGTACTAATTGATGGCAAATACTTAAATATGAAAGTTACAGCAAATACGCCTAAGCGCTATAGAGAAGTATTTGGCAAGGATTTAATTACAGATCTAAGAGACTTATGGAAGCATACAGACAAAAAGACTGGAAAGATACTTGACGGATTTGACTTTGGGACTATTGAGCGCATGGCATATATCATGGCCAAGCAAGGCAACAATGATATTGCTGACAATATAGATGACTGGCTTGACACCATAGAAAATCCGCAGGCTTTATATGAGGCTATGCCACAGATCATAGGCATGTGGAGCGCAAACGAAAGGCAGATAGCCACAGCAAAAAAGCAGTAGCCTCAACAGATCGCGAGTATAATACAGCACTTTATCTGTTGAGGTGTTATGAGATTGGCTTAACAGACGCGGACATGGAGCACCTAACCTATGGTATGGTGTTGGATATGTTTACAGAAAAGGCCAATGATGGTGCTGAGTACAACACTATAGCAACACAGAAAGACTTTGACAAATTCTAGGAAGGAGAAACTATGGCCAAGACTAAAATAAGAGGCATTACGATTGAACTTGGTGCGGACTTTACAGAAGTAACTGACGCGTTTAAAGAAGTAACCAAGCAGGCCAGTGGTGTAGATAAATCCTTAAAAGATGTAAACAAACTGTTAAAGCTAGACCCTACAAATGTTGAATTGCTGACGCAAAAGCAAGGATACCTGGAGCAGGCGATTGATTTAACAGCTAAACGATTAGAAGAAGAGCAGAAGATGCTTGAAGCTCTGCCAACAAATCCAAATGGAGAGATGACAGAGCAACAGAAAGCACTGGCGCGTGAAATTGAAGCCACAAAGCAGAAGTTGGATGGATACCAAAGTGAACTTGGACAGACTGATGACGCTTTAAAAGAAGCCGGCAAGCAAACAAGCACTTTTGGTGATGTTTTGAAAGCAAATCTGTCTGCAGATGCAATTAAGGCTTTTGGCAAGGCTTTGCTTGATCTAGGCAAACAGATATGGCAGTTAGGTGTAGATACAGCAAGCTATGCTGATAATGTGCTGACATTAAGCACACAGTACAACTTAAGCACTGAGGCTATCCAAGAGTATCAGTACATGAGTGAGCTGACTGATACATCATTGGAGACTATTACTGGTAGCTTGTCAAAGCTGACCAAGAGTATGCAGGCATCAACCAAAGGCACCGGTGATGCATATAATGCTTTTCAGCAGTTAGGCATTGATATTTACAATGCTGATGGCACCATGAGAAATGCCAATGACGTTTTCACAGAAGCTATCGGCAAATTAGGAACAGTTGAAAATGCTACCGAGCGCGACAGCCTGGCTATGAATATATTTGGCCGTAGCGCTATGGATTTAAACCCACTTATAGCAGTAGGCGCTGATGAGTTGCGGTCATATGCTGATGAAGCACATGAGATGGGATATGTATTGGATAATGATACATTAACCGCTTTAGGTGGTGTGGATGATGCTATGCAGAGAGCCAATAAGGCTATGGATGCCGTAAAGATGCAGATAGGCTCATACTTGGCACCGGTAGTAGCACAGATTACAGAAGCATTTGCCAAGTGGGCAATGAGCGTAGACTGGCAGAAAGTTGGTGCGATCATCAGCAGTGCGGTTGATAAAATAGGCAAGGCTATTAACTGGCTGATAAATGTATTTAAAACAGTAATAGACGTAGGCGCGACTGTTGGCAGAACTTTAAGAGATATATTTACTGGCAACTTTAAATTTCCACACATACCACTGCCACACTTTGGCATCAGCCCTAGTGGTTGGAAAATTGGCGACCTTCTTAAAGGCAGTATACCGCGCTTAAATATCCAGTGGTACGCAAAGGCTATGGACAATGGCATGGTACTAGATCAGCCGACCATCTTTGGAATGGACAGACAAGGCAATTTGCTTGGAGGCGGTGAAGCCGGTAAGGAAGTAGTAATTGGCTACAATAGACTAATGGATGCCTTTAACGCTAATAAAGGCAATACAGTAATAAATGTAACAGTTAATGAGGCTACCAACGCGAGAGAGACAGCAGATGCTGTATTAAACCTCTTACAGCGCAATGTAAGCACATTAGAGAGGAGCTGGAGGTAATGCTTAACCACTTTACTTTTAACGGCAAATCAAGCGCAGAGTATGGCTTATTGGTCACTGCGCTAAACCCATATGACACAGCCTCTAGGCGAGTTGAAGCAATTGAGATACCCTATAGAAACGGCAACTTAATTGTTGATAGTGGCACTTATGACAATATCCTAGTGAGTTATAATGTCGCGATCGTAAACAATACAAAAGCAAACATTGATGCCATTAATGATTGGCTTGCAGGGAGCAAAGGCTATGGCACACTTACAGATACAGTAAATGACGACATTTACAGAGTGGCTTGTGCATCAAGCAGTATACAGTATGACTTGACCGCTTTATACAGAGAAGGCCAGGCTACTATTACATTTGACTGTTGGCCACAGAAGTATTTAAAAGCCAATGACACCATCACTTTACCGGCAGGCAACAACCAAACATTAACAAGCGACTACAATGGTGAGCCTATCATAACAGTGGCGCAAGCAGGCACCATCACCTGGAATGGTGAAATAATTACAGTTAACGCGCCAATGACAATCAATTCACAGACTATGCAAGCCTATGATGGCGATACAAATATGAATAACTACATTGAAGTGGATGACTTCCCTATGATCAAGAAGGGAGCAAACACCATATCATGCACAATGGCATTAACTATAGTGCCAAACTATTGGAAGCATTAGAGGTGGTAGTATGAAGCCTATATTATTTGAAGGCAGTGCTACTGCCTTTTCTACTAACGGCATTGGAGCACTGGCTGACTGCATTGCATGCGAAGTAACAGAAAAAAGCGGAATATTTGAGTTGCAAATGGTATATCCGGTAACCGGTGTACACTACAGCGATCTTAAACCGCTTAATAGGATTGTGGTGAAACCAAACGAGAAGCAGACAAGGCAGGCATTTGAAATCTATGAGATCACAAAGCCAATTGATGGCAAGGTGACAGTAAATGCTCATCACATTACATACGCACAGAGCTATGTGCCAGTGAGGCCGTTTATTGCTACCGGTATATCACAGACTATACAAGGCTTTGGCACCAATGCTTTAGAGAGCAATTTATTTACATTTACAACAGACTTAACAAATGAGACATCTACATTTAATCTGCGCACACCAACGTCATTAAGGCAGTGCTTAGGAGGCATGGAAGGCTCAGTTAGTGATGTGTTTAGTGGCAGTAGCGGTGTTGAGTTTTTGTGGGACAACTACAATACCTTCATTACTCTGCACAGAGGCGAAGACAATGGCGTAACTTTACGTTACCGCAAAAATATTACTAACCTGGAACAGACGGAAACCACATTAGATATGGTTACTGGAGTATTGCCAATGTGGACTAATACGGATGATAGCGTATCTTTTTATGGCGACATCCAGTACACAGCAAACGCCAATGACTATCCATACAAGCGCACGATCATACTTGATCTAAGCAGTGAGTTTGACAGCACACCAACTGTACAGCAGTTAAATGAAGCAGGACAGAGGTATGTAAGCAGAGCCACTGTAGGTATACCAAGTACCAATATAAAAGTATCATTTGTTGACTTAACTAAAGCGTCACCTTTTGAAAATATCAATGTGTTGGAAAAGGTAAACCTATATGACACTATCCATGTGATCTATACGCCTTTAGGCATCAAGTATGATGCGAAGGTTATAGAGACAAGGTATGACGTATTAAGAGAGCGCTACAATTCAGTAGAGATAGGCACACCTAAAAACAACATTGCACAGACTATTGCGGACAACTTAGGCGACATATCAAGCCTTAAACTGACTAACAATAAGCTTGTGTCAGTTACACAGACATTAGACAGAGAAGTGGGAGAAGTACAGACCACTGTTGCTAGTGTAGAGCAAAGAGTAGACACTACTGAGAGCAATGTAAGCCAAATGACTATAAATTTGGAAGGCATCCAAACCCAGGTGACTAATACTCAAACTGACCTGGCTGACAGTGTTGCACAATTATCATCTACCATTGAGCAGACAGCTAAAGACATTACCTTGACCATTACGGATGTGCAGGACACATTGAGTGAGCAAGGCAACCAAATAACCACATTAGAGACCTATATAAAGGCTACTAGCAGAGGCTTAGAGATTGGCCAAAACACCAATAATGTAGTGGCAGTATTAGAGCCAAATGAGTTAGCCTTTTATGACAGAAGTGATACTAAATTGGCATGGTTAAATACTGATGATGGTTTAGGCGCAAGCGCATTGTCTATAGGTGATGCAAATACACAAGCAAATAGATGGCGTATATTTACCAGGAGCAATGGCTCACATCTTACTTTTACAAGACATAGCTAGAGGTGAAATATGGCACAGACTTTATTAAATATAAACCAATATGGCTCAACATATGGCGGTGCATCAAATGCTTATCAGTTTTACCTGGTTGTCACATTAAACAGCCAGTCAACTGCTAACAATACATCAAATATCACTATCACACATAGTGCTAATGGCCGTAATGGATGGGGATATAGTGGATTTAGTACACCAACCAGTGCAGTCAGCATCAACTCATCACAGAAAAAGAGCGCAACAGTTGCAGGCATACCAACCAATGGCTCATCTGTAACAATGTGCTCATGGACTGGTGATGTCACACACAACAGTGATGGTACATTAAACCTTACTATATCAGCAACATACAACCCTAACACAACCGGCTATAGCTATGTACCAAGCACTAATACATTGAGTGGCTCAGTGACATTGCCAACCATACCAAGAGCAAGTGATGTTAGTGTATCTAACTACTCAATCACAAATACAAGTGGAACATTGAGCGCTACCATTACTTCTAAGGCCAACTTTTACCATAGGTGGAGATGGAAAATAGGAAGCAGTAATTGGAGCGCATGGACAAACAAAGGCTTGATCAGTACAACCTCATCTACAGTATCTGTAGCTAATACAACACTGTTAAGCGACATGCCAACAGCAACAAGCGCCTCTTTTACAATAGAAGTAGCAACCTACAGTGACAGTGGTTATGCTACTCACGTTGGCACAAAGAGTGCAAGCTGTACTGTCAGCATAAATACCTCTTATATAAAGCCGACTACTACACTTGGCAATGTTGCTATTAATAGCTCACCAATTAGCGGATATGCAGTGGCAGGCTATTCAAAGGTACAGAGCGCTTGGACAGCAAGCGGTGGATATGGTAGCAACGGCGTAACAACCTACTTTACAGTATCTACCGGAAGCCTGGCGACATCATCAAGCACAGCCACAAGCGGTACAGTAGTATCTAATACTATACCTACAAATGCTAGTAACTATACTCTTACAATCTATGCATACTCTAAAGACAGCAGAGGCGCAGTAGGTGATACAGCCAGTAAATCCATCACAGTATATGGATACCAGGCACCAACCGCCACATTAAAGGCTTACAGAGTAGCAACCTCAACAAGTACAGCAGAAGATGGCGCAGGAGTATATGTATATGTGACATTTAGCGGAGCGGTAAGAAGCACAGTAAATTCACAAAACAGCATACAGAGTACAGTGTGCAGGTATACCGGCTCCATTAGCGGAACGGCAACCAACGGCCAACACATAGCCTTAGCAGATAGCCAAAGTGCAACCTTTACCTTAACAGTAAGGGACAAGGTTACATCCTCAACGGCAATAGTCAGCGTTGCACCGGCTCTTTATCCTTTAGACTTATACGACAACGGACAAGGAACTATCGGCGTTGGTTTTGGTACAACGGCAGTACCTAACAGAGTTACAAGTGCTTTGCACATATTTGTTGGCGAAAGTTTTATGAGCGCCGACCAAGTACAAGTGGGCTCAATTACTCACAATGGTAACACATATGTAGGTTGTCACAGTTTAGCAGGTAAAATCTTTCTAAGGTGTGCACCAACCGCAACGGACATAAAAGCGTTGTCGGTAATGAACCACAGTAACGTATATAAAGATATTCTTACAGTAGACCAAAACAATAATGTCGTGTTTCAGACAGGTTTCAGCGTAAATGGTGGAGTATATTTATCTGGAAATATCGCCTCAAATGGAATGATATATGTTAAAAACTACATAACCACAAATACTGATGTAAACGCAAGCCTTGCCAATAATAATGTTTCTAGCACAATTTATCCGACAACAATGAATATTGTTGATAATGCAAATAGGATAATTGCAAGAAGCGAAGCGGTTGTAAATCCTAACGGAAATATCGGTATGAATATGTATGTTAGAAATTACAACACAAGTGGCGGACAAGTTGCTCAAAAAGGTATTCAATTTCATATGAATAAAAGCGGAAATCTAACCTATACAGTTAGTGATAACGCTAGTTTTAGAGAAGCGATAGGGGTTGCTTATGCCACAGTAACCGCTACATTAGTAAGTTCAGCCAACTTTACCACTTTAAATTATCCAAGCGGATTTACAAACGCCAACAGTGTAATCATCAACTGGGCGATTAACACAAATACCGCAAGTAATCCAGCGTGGGCAACGGGTCACGGCTTAGCAAGTGGTAGTGATAGAACTTTTGTTCAGCAGAATAATTCAAATATTTTATTCTATAACAACCAGTCAGCCTATTATGGCAAGACAGTAAGAGTTGTATTAATGAAAATAGGATAGGGGTGAGAATATGGCATTTTACGGAAATGAAATCGGCGTCATACCTTTAACAGACGCACGGGGAATTACAAAAGAGTTTAACTGGCCATCACACAAAGGCCTTGATATTGGATGGAGCGAGTACAAGTTCATTCATTGCCCAGTACTGGCTTGGCAAGATGGGATTGTAGTCGATAAAGGTTACGGCTCAGAAGTAGGCAACTTCATAGTCGTAGAACATCCGTACAC